ATTGGAGCACCTTCTAAGTCATTCAAGTCAACCTTCACACTCAATCTAGCCTGTGCTGTAGCAACAGGGAAGCCTTTTGATGGTAGAGAAGTCAAACAAGGTGCTGTACTAATCCTTCAGGGTGAGAATAATCTCTCAATGGAACAGCATAAGATTTACTCTATCACAGGAGAAACTGACCTACCTATCTATTTTGTGGAGGACAATATCACAATGGACCAAATTTATAAGCTTAAGGATGATATTAAAACGTTAGGAATTAAGCTCTTAATTATTGACCCTATGTACTTGCTATTTGGTTCAGGAGATATTAACCGTCATCAAGATATCGTCCAAAGGTTAGAGATGCTAACAGAATTGAGGAATGAAGCAGAGTGTTCTGTGATGATAGTCCATCACTCTAGAAAGCTAGAGCGTGGAGCTAAAATTCATACCTCAGATATGTATGGTTCAGCCTTCATTGAAGGTTGGTATGAGTCTATGATACTCTTACAGCGAACCTCTAATAATTCAAGTAGGATGACTACCTTCTTCAGAAATCACAAGTCAGGAGATGTATATGACCTTGTGGTTGATGATAATATGGGATGTAAAGCCTACAAGCGTATGGATGAAACAGCTTATGCTGAAGGTCCTAAGAAATTTGTAAAACTTAAAAAAGGGAATGATGAAAATGAAAAATAAAACTACTTTATTGGCTGTAGCTACACTTGCTACACTTGCTATTGCTAACAATGCTAAGGCTGACACTCAGGATACCCCTGTAAGCTCACAGGAAGCTTCAGAATTAGTTTCAACTCCTGCTGTGGAGAATAACACTACCACTACTGAAAATGCAACTGAGAGCGTTACAGGAGCTTCTACGACTATCACTAAGGAAGGTACTGAAATCACAGTTACTAATCCTGATGTGGTAGTTGAACAACCTAATGGGAATGGAAAATACTCACCTTTTACAGTAGAGTATAAGAATGTTCACTTTGATGATAGCATGACCATCAATGAAGGTGACAAGGTTAAATTTACTTTGCCTGAGGAAGTAAAATTCCAAACTAACTTTGACTTTGATGTGTACAACCCTGAGAAGCAAGTCGTAGGTAAGGCAACCACAGACACAGCTACAAACACAGTCACAACAGTGTTTAACAACTACTTTGCAACTCATCCACTTAACAAGCAGATGAGCCTTAAGCTTGATGCTACATGGACTAGTAAGGTTGAGTCAGGTAAGCCTGTAACAGCCAATTTTAATGGTACTCTTGTAACAACCCAAATTGGTAAAGAACAAGTAATTGGTAAAGACGAACTTATTTCTAAGTGGGGTTCACAAGATAAAGATGACCCTACTGTGATTAACTGGACAATTCGATTGAACTACGCACGGAAAGTCCTAAACTATGTTAAGATTATTGATGAAATGTCTGACAATCAAAAATTGATTGATGACTCATTTGTTATCAACTATGTAGACTCAGTTGACCCTTGGGTTGACAAAGGTTCTGCTATGGAACTTATCAAGTCAATGGCTAAGTCGGAGCATGGGTTTGAAATTACTATGAATCGTCTTGACCGAATGATTTATATTTGGTATAAGACTAAACTTAATAAACCAGTTAAGGAATCTAATAATCCTACTAACAAGGTAGAAATTAAGGCTGAAACTGACGGAGGTATCTCACACAGCTATGTACAGCTTGTGGGAGGAAAAGGTAATGCTTCAGGTGAGAATAAGCCTGAACCTACTTGGGAAATTCCTAATTATGCACCTAAGTATGAGAAACCTGAGTTGAATATCAATGATATTCCACTTATGCCACCTCCTCCTGTACTTGAAAAACCTTACCTTCCAATTGAAGATATCCCTTTGATGCCTCCTCCACCAGTATTGGAGAAACCATATCTCCCTATTGAAGATGTTCCTGTTCTTCCTCCTGCTCCTATTCTTGAGAAGCCTGAGCTTAATATCCCTTCAGTTCCTAGTGAACCTAATAAGCCTAGTGAACCTAATAAGCCTCAAGACCCTAAACCACAACCTAAGGAAGAGGTAGAAGTTAAGAACACAGGTTCACAAGAGTCACCTAAGGCTTATAATGCACCCGCTGTGTTGCCTGCTACTGGTACTAACCTTAGCTTATCACTACTTACTCTTGGTATGTCAGCGTTTACACTAGGGTTTGTTTTGTATCGTAACAAGAAAGACTAATTGTTAGGGGGCTTTGCCCCCTATCTATTATGGAGGTAAGCAATGGAGAACATCTTGTGGGTCATTATTATGATAGCTCAAGTGATAGGTTTTATATGGGCTTTAATTGTAGCTTTCATTTCAAACAGAGAGCTTAAAAGACACAAGTCACTTATTAAATCACAGGAGTATAGATTGGCGCAAACGTTAGAACTATACAATCTATCCCTTGTTAGAGAGGGAGAACTACTTAAGGAGTTAGAGGAGAAGGACAAACATGTTTAAACAAGACTATGATGATTGGTTATCCACACCTCCTGAGGAGCGTGATGGAGATGAGTTGATTAGATGTTATCCTGAATACTTTGTGCGAGTAGGTAGTGAGTGGAGATACATTGGAGATGATGATGAGTGTTAGTAAACCTATCCCTGAATGGGTAACTGATTTTTATTTAGCTAACAAAAATACTATTGAGGGTAGGACTATATACAAAATTTATAATTTCTTTGTTAGTAATGGGAGTAACTTCTCATATTATTTAAAACATAAAGGATTATATAATGATGCAACTACATGTCTCAGACGAATGAAGTTAGGTAAACTACCTAATATCATATCTCTATCAAAGATGGATGATATATTCACTAGAGAAGAGTTATGTTGGTTGGTTCATTATTGGCATGATGAGTATTATGATAATAAGGACATCAACTCAGGTAAGCTTATTGATGAATTTGTTGACACAGACTACCTAGAATTTGAGTATGTGGATATACCTGAACTGTTTTATGGATGTACTACGATTGATGGTAAAAACGTTAATCAGACAGTAACTGAGCGTTTTATAAGGAAGAAGATGGACAGGCTACAGTATATAGCAAAGTCATTAGAATTTGAGGTATATAATGCTTGAGAGAATAGACATTGACAAGCCTGTGTGTCTTGATATTGAAACGACAGGACTTCATAGGTTCACAGATGACATAACCTCATTACAGTTAGGTTATACTGACATTTTCACTGGTAAGTATGAGCGAAAGTTCTTTGATTGGGTTAAAACAGACATGAAGTTCTTACTAAAATTACTTACCTATTTAAAAAGGGCTAAGCTAGTTACTCACAATGGAAAGTTTGACTTGTTATTTATCTATGTTAAGACAGGGATTGAACTTAACCTGTGGGTAGATACACTAGTGCTTGCTCATGTGTGTGGTGAGGTAGACCTTGGACTTAAGCCCTTAGTTAAGAAATACTTCAATGTTGACTATGACATTGCTACTGAGGCTAAGAAGGGTAAAATCACAGAAGCCTTTATCTCTTATGGTCTTGATGATGTACTCTATCCTGTTAAGCTCATGAAAATCTTTAAGAAGAAGCTCAACATGTATGACCTTGTTAAGGTATATAAACATGAGATGCGAGCTTATAAAGCCTATTATGAGGTTGAGAAGAATGGTGTACCAATCAGTCCTAGACGAGGTGAGATTGCTAAGAAGCTCATAGAAGAGTATATGCCTATATATGAGAGACTTATCACTGTGGCTGATATAAACTGGAACTCTACAGCACAGGTTTCCTCAGTTCTCTTTGGTAAGAAGAATAAGCCTATCTATAAGGAAAAAGGTGATAAATTACCTAATACTTATGAGGTGATTGAATATACTTTCACGGGGGAGTCTTATGTCAGAGGAGAGTTTGATACAAGGAAAGAGGCTACACAGTTCAAGGAAGAATACCTAGCTGATAATAACTACCTCTATGGTATAGATGTTAAGCTTAAACACAACTTCAAACCTGTGGTTATTGGTTATGGTGTAGGTCTTAAGGTAATTGAGAAGACAGCTAAGGGTGTACCTTCAGTAAGCAGTGATGTATTAGTAAATTATATAGGTAATCCTGTAGTAGATGACCTCTTGGAATATAGACGGTTGACTAAGCTAGAGACTTTCATCAAGTCTTGGGAAAAAATTCAAGTAAATGATAGGATATATCCTAGTTTCAACATTACAGCACGTACTGGAAGAACTACATGCAATAACCCAAATTTACAAAATATCCCACAGGATAAAAATGTAAGAAATCTTATTGAAGCTAGACCAGGATGGGTCATAAAAGAGCAAGATTACTCACAAATTGAGCTTCGTGTTGCTTCTATGTTCTCAGGAGATGAGAATATGCAACATGCTTATCAGTCAGGCAGTGACTTGCACAGTAAGACTACTAAGTTATTGTTTGGAGATACTTCAAACCTTAATAAGCAAGAGCAAAAGAGGAAACGAACTTTTTCTAAAAGTTTAAATTTCGGTTACTTATATGGAATGAGTGCAAAAACGTTTGTACAGTATGCCAAGGGCTATAACCTTAACATCACAGAAGACTATGCTGAGGAGTTACGTAACAACTTCTTTGAAGCATATCCTAGGCTACTTCCTTGGCATGAGGAGTGTAAGGAGTATGTAAGAAAGAATGGTCATACATGGTCTCCTATTGGTCGTAAGCGTTTCCTTCCTGATATCAACTCTAGCAATTTTAAGCTAAGAGGCCAGGCAGAGAGACAGTCTATAAACTCAGGGGTACAAGGCTTTGCTTCAGACATGTGTATTAGTGCATTATCGGATATTGTATTCAGTGATGAGATTGACCATGATAGATGTATTGTACTAGGTTCTGTGCATGATGCTATTCTCTTTGAGATTAGAGAAGATTATGTGGATGAGGTATCTCCTATTATCAATAGACTAATGGAGAAACCTTCCATTATTGAAGGTATTGATATTCCAATACCAATTATTGCTGACTCAGAAGTTGGAAAAGCGTGGGGAGGATAGATGAAGCTCTATGATAAACCTGCTTATAGGTTGGAAGAATATAGAGAGATAAGGAAGCTCAATAGAACAGCTTTTGCTCTCAATCCATTAGACTATGTGAAACTCCAATCTAATTGGGAAGACATATTCACAATCTGTGTAAATGGTAATGTTTATGTGATGTATAGCTTCTATGAGGGTATTAACTATATAAAATACCACTATAAGGAGTGTTTACCTGAGCTACAATCATTTGATAGCATATTCACTCTTAAACACTCGCTTCCTGAAGAGATTGACTATATGTACCGTAGATTAAACGGTCCTAGTCACACGGTAGTGGATTATATGTCACACAGATATTGCTTTAGGCACATATATTTTGATGACCCCCATAAGAAGGAGATACATACCGTTTTATATCCTTACTTCCCTAGTGATAGACCTATACCTAAGAAGGTCCAGGAAGAGATTATGGAGGTGATTAACAATGGATACTGTGAGTAACTATAATGTGAATGAGTATTTTAATGGTGAACTAGTTAAGACACACTCATTTGATAGTTATATCAAAGCATTTAATTTTTGGCATGAGATGCACAGAAAAACAAAAAATACTTATTTTATTCGCTACATGCTTGTAGCAGGAAGTTCATTTTGAGGTTGATATGGTAAATAAAAATAGTTCAGTAGGTATCACTGAGGATATCATCACAAACATTATGCACTTAGGTGCTAGTGAGTATCACTTAGAGATTTTAATCCGTAAGTATGAAGACCAAAATAAGTTTTGGTACTTTAAAGACAATCCTGAAGTTCAAACTGAGGAAGAAAAAATCTCAGTAGTAGACACAGATGTTAAAATTTATGATACTATCCTACTGTTGGACACAGTGACCAAGCAAAGACGTGAAGCTATGAAATTGTTGAAAGCACAAGCTACAGAAGGTGGAAACCCTGATTTGTGGTGCCTACTTAAACATGTACTTATTGCTACTATCACAGCATTTGAAGCTTGGCAGGTTGACTTAAGCAATGATGACGTAAAGACAGCATTTTTAGAACAATCACGTGTAACTAATCAGGTACTAGCTATGTTCCTTGGTTATGAGGTAACTCCTTGTAGTGCATGTTTGACTGACCAGTTGAAAGAGGATGGAAAATAATCATCCTCAGGAGAAAATATATGGAATTAAAAGACATTCTAAATGAAGAATTAAAAACAAAGACTAAGTTGAAGATTATGGAGGAGTACGGTATCTCCTATAGAACCCTTCAGAAAGCTCTTGATGGTGGTACAATCCGTAAGGATATCTATGATAAAATCATGGAGAGGTCAAGTGGGATTAAAACCTTACGAGATTTTGTGGATGAAAAGATTAAGAACTCAGTGTTTATTGAGACTAAAAAAGAAAACACTGTGTATGTAACTCCTGCTGAAGATGCTTACCTTAAGAAGCTTACTTTTGGTGATGAGTTTCGTAGACTACGTAATGTTGGCTTGATTAATATTCTCTACTATGGTAAGTATGAGTCCGTTATGGAAGACCGCTATAAAATCACAGAAGGTATGGACCGTGAACAGTATGGTAAATCATTTGTACGTATGTGTAATGCTGTCCTTGCACAGGAGTGGGAAGTAGACTACACAGGAACTTCTTATGTGGTCAAACTACCTAGTGGTCACTACTTGTGTAAGTATGATGATGGTACAGTAGGTTGGTCTATTGAGTTCAACAGATTTTCTGTTAAGCACAACTCTAAATCTGAGCTTGAGAAGCAATACCCTGAATACTCCCAATATATTGTTGCTGAGAGTATGACAAAGGAGCCTGTATATATTAGTAAAGAAAGGGGGTTTAAGATAATTGACAGAGTTCGCTGAAGCATTAAAAGAAAGACGACAACTATTTGGGTATACACAGGATGAACTTGCTTCTATCCTTGGTACCTCTGTGACTAATGTTTGGAGATGGGAGAATGGAAAGGTTTTCCCTTCATCTAAGAATATGAAGATGCTTGATGATATCTTGAAGGCTGATTTTAAACCTCTGATAATCAACAGTACACCTACTGTTAGCTTATCTGTGGCTGAGGTTCTTCAAAAATACAAGTATAAAAAGGCTTCTGAGATTTTAAAGGAGTTAGAGGATAAGGAACTCATCAATGAGAAAAATGAATTTGAAATTTTTAAGGCTATCTACAGGAGAAGTTGGAAAGTACGCTAAGTATTATGCCTATATTCTATGCTCTCTAGCAGTTATCATAGCAATGGTTACACATGTAACACATGTAGAGAACGAGCTACGTGAGCTTAGGATTAAAAATGCAGAGCTGAACTTAAAATTAGCTCAAGTAGATAAGCGTATCATAGAAGAGACTATCAGAGCAAAGGGTTCTGAGAACTCCTTAGATAGACGATTTATGGACTTAATTTACTATATTGAGAATAGTGTTGGAAGAGGTGGATAATGACAACTTATAGTATTAGTCGTGTAAATACTTTCCTTGACTGTCCTTGGAGACACTGGTGTAAGTATATCGCTGGCTACAAAGAGATTAGAGACCCTGAGCGTACTAAGTACATGGACCGTGGAACTATCTTTCACTTAGGCATGGAGATTTTAGGTAAGCACAAGGGTGAGCTAAATCTTGAAGCTCTTAAGGATAGGGTCCTTGAAGAGATTAAGGACAAAGACTATGTAGAAGAGGCTATCACCTGTGGTCTACTAGGTCTTGACCGTTACTTTGATGACGATTACATGATTGATGCCTCTAAAATCATTGAGACAGAAAATCAGGTGTACTTTGACCTCCCTAATGGTCATCAGTTCACAGGGATTGTGGATGCTGTCATTCAGAATGATGATGGTACTGTAACTCTTGTGGATTATAAGACTGTATCAAAGGCTCCTAAAGAAGAGAACTATAAATATGGTCTTCAGGCTAACATGTATATGTATGTATATGATAAGCTTGGTTATAAAGTAAGAGATTTCAAGTTTGCCTTTGTGAACCCTGCTATCAATGTTCGTACTAAGAAGATTGTACAACACAAGACTTATATCTTTAATAAGTATCGTGCTGAGGAGTTCTTCAATCAGTTTATTGAGACTGTTAATATTATTGAAGCAAACCCTGATTATCGTCTATATAGACCTGTAGATAGACAGCCTGACGCTTATGATTACCTGTATTATGTCTTTATTGGAGACATGTTAGAAGACTTGGATGATTTTATTGAGAAAAATTTTGAAAAATCTTCAAAAAAGGGTTGACAACCTAACCTAAATTTGATAAACTATTACATGTAATAACCTAGAACTACGTTATTACAAAAATTATTATTTTCATAAAGGAGGTTATCGTCATGGATAACAAACAATTCAATCAACTTGTGCAAGCACTTGCAAGCACTCTCGGTATCGAAACTACAATTATTGAAACTGTAGTTCCTACACCTGTTGTAGAAGAACAAAAATACATCATCTACATTGGTAAGAAAGAGCGTAACGTAAAAGCTCCTTACATTGCTATCAATGCTGATGGGCAAATTTCAGGTTTCACTGATGAAGCTGATGTGTTTGGTCATGGAACTGACCGTATTGGTAAGTTCACACTAGCTGAAATTGAAGAGCGCTTCCCACAATTTAATCACCCTGCTTTCCTTATTGAAGCTTAATGATTAAACTAATTTGGGCTGAAGCTGAAGGTGGTCTCATAGGTGCTGAGGGAAGTCTCCCTTGGCACAATGGGACTGACCTAAACTGCTTCAAAAATCAGACCACTGGTAGTATAGTTGTCATGGGACACACTACATGGAAGTCTATAGGCTGTAGACCTCTTAAGAATAGAGTCAACATAGTCCTTACACACAGGGATGAGATTGAAGGCTATGATGGAGAGGAAGTCTATATTGCTAACAATGTAGAAGAAATCATTGACTTCTATGAGCACAGTGATAAAGACTTATGGATTATTGGTGGGGCATCTGTGTATAAACAGTTCATCCCCTACTGTGAAGAGTTCATAGTAAGTGTGATTGAAGGAGATTACTCAGGAGATACTTACTTCACTGATATGAATGAGTATAGAAAGCCTGAGAATATAATTGTAACACTTAAGGGAGAGGGCTTTGTAGCCACTCACTACAGAAAGGCATAGGATGAGCAATTTTATTATTGAATTAGTTATGATGCTTATTGCAAGCTTTACAGTTTATGCAATATTTCATTTTAAGTATCAGAAGCAACTAGACTACCTCGACTCACATAATGAATATCTTACTAAAGAGCTTCATAAAGTTCGAGAAGATTATTATGATACACATGATAAGTATCAGATGCTATTAGCCAATAAACAAGAGGCACTTATTGAAGGGTTGGAAGGAGTAAAATCTGTCAGTGTATCTGCCCTGAAATATGTTGAACTCTTGAGTAAAGAAAAAGAGCTTCTTGAATTGAAGACGAAATTGAAGGACATGTAATGATGGAAACCCTTAACAGAATTATCTCTGGCTGTCTCACTGTAGCCTTAGTAATTTTCTTATCTTGCATCCTTATTCTTTCAGGCTTCGTAATTCTTGGGATATTACAATATTTTCTGTTTGGAGGTTAGATGTTAGCACTACTATTTTATATATCTTGTTGCCTATCCTTCTTACTAGCTTTTATCTTACTACTTTACTTAATCCTATCTGCTGTGTTGTTAGTTGGTATGCTCTTTGGAGGAGTGTGGCAGGTGATACTTTGCATATTCCTCCTCCTTATTTTTGGTTCAGTGTTAAAAGAGATTGGAGAACGCTTTGACCCCTTCAGAAGAAATAACAAACCCTAAGAGGTACACATCTAATGGGCTTGAATGTTGGGACTTTTGGCTCAGTGCAGGGCTTGACCCTTTGATAGCTTCTGCTGTCAAGTATGTGTGGAGATACAAGCACAAGAATGGTTTAGAGGACCTTAAGAAGTCTCTAGTCTTTCTTGAGAAGGCTTACTCGTTAGACTACATACCTGTGACACTCCTAGAGCCTTATGTTTTTGACATCAAGGACCTTCCTGATATGACACCTCTACAGCTCTTATTTATGACACAGGCTTCATTGACAGTGGTTAATGAAATAGTATATAAAGAGAGTATTAAAAATATGGTAACAATAATACATAAAATAATTGAGGAAGATTATGCTTGATATTAAAATTAAGTACCGAGCTGAAAGTGTACCTAGAATTGAAGCACTTTCACAAGGTGACTGGATTGACTTAGCCTGTCCTTACTGGTTGGAGTATAAAAAAGGTGATACTGTCACTGTGAACTTTGGAGTTGCAATGGAGTTACCCCTTGGGTATGAAGCTCACTTGGCTCCACGTTCAAGTACATTCCAACACACAGGTCTTATCTTAACTAATGGAGTAGGAGTGATTGATAACTCTTACAATGGAGATAACGACTATTGGGGAGCTAAGTTCTATG